GTGGTATTCGACGACGCATGTAGACTGGAGTGACATCCCAGCCAGCATAGCCGTCAAACCCGCACGACTCCCTGAAGTTCCCCGAAAGGAACGACTTGGATTCGTTGACCTTGAGCCCTACGGACTCAAGAGCAGAAATTGCTCCATGGGCGTGTCCTGTGGCGAGTATGATATCGTCACCATAGACACTCAACCCAGATCCCCGACGACCCAGTGCACGAATGAACTGAGGTTCGAAGGATCCCTCCGCTCGACAAATGCTCGTTACTACGAGCGCAGTGAAGACCATGGCCTCCACTGGAAATGTCAAAGCAGATCCCATCGAGGCGAACTTGTTTAACAAGACAAGGTCACCTCCAGGTAGCTGCGCGAACGGAGAGCGCGAAAGCTTAAGGAAGCGCAGGAAACTCGGGTTGAACCCGAATACCTGCTCAACCAGGGCAAGCGCTACCCTGTCCGAGGCGTCGGAGAGATCGATCGTGGCAAGTTCGCCAGTGATCGACCCTTCTCTCGCCATCTCCCGATTCGGAGTCTGATCCACGAAGGAACAGACACTGCGTGCACTCTTCAATTCATGGCGCAAGTTCTGCATCATGGCCTGTTGAATGTACTGGTTGTAGCTGGCCTCTATACAAATGAGGCGAGGCTTCTCAGCAGTCTTTGGGACTGCCTCCAACCGCGCTGGAACGAACCCCGTCTCCGGGGGGCGTAGCGCCAGTGACTCCCAAGTGGCCCTAAAGAATTCAGGGCCCACCAAGGACTCCGCACTATATGAGATGGAACCGAAATCCCATCTTGAATTAGTGCCGAATCGTTCTGATACTGCTCCCGGACCATGCCGCCCCTCAAGGGGGGCAGACAAGGCCGAACCGATAATCCGCCCAAAAAGGATCTGGGCAACCATCGGTACGTAGGGATCGAGGCTAGACTTTATGTCTGCTTTCGAGGGTAAGTCCGAATCAATCTGGACCCACCTTTCGATTGCCGCCTCGACGCGATCAGGCTCGCAGACCTCGAACACCTTCTTGAAGGTGCGCGAGATCTGACGAAGCCATCGTATCGCGTCTACGTTGGGGTACACACGTAACACACCGTCACGCAAGAAGATCATATTCCAGAGATCCCGAAGGAACTCAGGATATGCGCACCGCGACGCCCACCCGGTGAAAGCTGGGAGGCGTCCGTCTCTAAGGCCTGCAATTAAGAGGTCGTCAAGACGTGGCAGCGCGATCGAGATGAAGGGTTCGCCCTCAAACTCGAATCTTTTACGCAACGTGAGAATATCACGTGACGGGTCGAATCCCAATGAGGTTCCTGCATCCTGCAGGAGTGCCTCAAGGAGATCTACTTGGCTTTTCATCGCTTCCCTTTCCTAGGGTCTAGTGATCCAAGCCTTCATGGTGCAATGACAGAGGGGTTCTTACGCCCTCTTGAGTGCATAGCCGATCAGGGCACCGAGCGCGAGCCCGGTAGCCCCAGTCAGCATGATGATGGAGATTAGAAATACAGTCTCCATCACACTCAGTTCTCACCAGCCGCGAGCTTCTTGAAGTTCGCGTTGGTGGATGCAGTCGACCACGAAGAGAGGGCGACATATGATGCTTCGACGTCCGCGTCGGTAATCCCTGTGAGGGGACGATCGACCGTAATCGAGATCATGTAGCCCTGAACAGACACGAGTCCCGTGAGGGGATCTGTGACGTTCTTCTTCGTGTAGAGCCGAGCCACGTTCCGACGGCGCTTGCTTGTGCCGCGAGGATCGAGGGTCAGTTCTGTGTTGCCGTCGCTGGACTTAAAGTTTCCGACCGCCGTACCCGTAAGGATACGCGGGAGGGATACTGGGGTACCAGAAACGGTGACGGACTGCGGATCATTGAAAGCCATGACGGGCTCCTTCTCAGTGTTCAATTGTAGGGAAGAACCCCTATTCAATTGTTGTTTGGTTGTTGTTCAATTGTGTATTCAGTTGTTCAGCGGTACCGGGCCAGGCCCAGTGCCACAAGGATCGCAAACTGTGCAGCTGAGATGCTGCCGAGCTGCGTTCCGAACCCAAATGGAGTTGCTCGACTACGCGTACGCGAGACCGTGGTGAAATCCGACGAAGGTCGTATCACCCGTGATCTGTTGTACTGGCTATACGAAAGCAGAGTTTGCTTCGTGATAGTCTCCACTCTTGACTCAACGAGTTGAGTAGTAAAGTATGCGTAGTCAACGCTGTGTCGCCCAGAAAGCGGCGACAAGGTATGTGCGTTGTTGATAGAGGCGCCGATGTTAGACGCCCAATCTACAAGCCATGACCATGGTGTAAGCTCCCACAGAATCGAAGGATCATCCACCAAGCCAAGTTGTCTCAGAGTTTCTTCCGCCCTCTCAACAAATCCATTGCTACGCGCATTCGGCTTTACAAGGCTCGAATAGCGTGCTGTGAACTTGTAGTCCTCCTTTACGGTGGACTTCACAGTGCTGTCATAACGTGCAGGTGAGATCGAATCACTCCGATCGCCAACTGTCACGCAATAACGTTCACCCAGCCCCCCAATGTTTACGGGGTTGAAGGTGGCGGTTTGGGAAGCATAGTCGCTAACAGACGACGTGCTCGGCCCATCCCACATACGTTTGCGACGGTTCGATTCGGCGTAGACCATCCGGTCTATACCCATTAGAACCTTGAGCACATTCGCATACTCTGCAATGAGAGGCTGCCAGCCGAACTGAATGTTCAGATACTCCGACCCTGCATACCGCAGGGACCGGGTTTTACTCTGATAATCAAACAGTGCGCGCCGGTAGTTCTTGAGCAAGCTAGGCACGTCCCCCCGCAACAGTTCTACAACTGTCGTGAGGATATGTGCTGATGCTCGCTCGGGAGCGGTTGCCGCGAAGAACGAATTTGCCGTGTTTTGCCTATTAGTCGCAGTCGAGAGACTCGCGATGTGATTCGTAAATGGGTATGAAAACCCTGAATCATTAGGCACGCCCGGCGATCCGTCAAACGCGATCACGGATGCCAACTCATCAAACCTGACCCCACTTAAAGTACCAGTGGGGCGTAGGCTCGAC